ATTCGCATCGGCAGTTAATGTTGTTCTCCGGCAGTGAGAAGAGGCCCGGAGCAGGGGCGTGGTCGCCGTCCCATGTGTAAAAATCCGCATCAATCGGAACGCTCACGCCCTCAAGCGGGTAGTGCGTGTCCCGCACCCGGTCGTCCATCATGGTCTTCCACACCTTGCTTTTCGCCCCCGCCTTTACGGCGGTTTCGTAGGCGGCAGTATTGCCATCCCGGTGTGCCTCTGTTTCGGCGATCCTTACGATGTCGCCCTCTGTGCCACCCTCGGCGTACCATGTCCGTACACGATCTTCCCATGTCGCTCCGTCTATCCTTTTATAGATGGTTTCCTGAGTTTCCTGTGTGGTTGGGTGGATGTCTGTCCCGAACTGCTCATTCACGACAGCAATGCCGTTTGCGTAAGCCAGAAGGAAGAGATCTAGGAGCATGTCCAAGATCTCGTCCAGTGCATCCTCGGACTGGATTCGTCCGTTGGCAAAGTACTGCGGCAACTCCGCTTTAAAGGCGTTGATCTCATCGAACGGGAATATGGTTCTCGGCATAGAGCCTTACCTCTTTCGCCGATCTTGCCAGTAGCCTTTAATCCAGACTCGTCCGCTTTCCTGTTGCTTGGCCTCTTCTGCGTTCTTTTCTTCCTCTGCGGCATGTTCGGGAGGAGGTGCGTCAGAGGATCCGCTTGCACCAGTCGCAGCCTGTGCGGCAAGTTCAGCCGCCTCTTTTTCCGCTTCTTCCTGTTTCAGTTGTTCGTACCAGTCCATGCCCATGTTGTAGGCTTCCTGAGTATCGACAAACAGGCCGGATGCTTCATAAGCGCACTGCGGGTGTACCTTCTCATTGTTCAGCATCGTGACCAGAGTCTGGCTCTTCGTCAGGATGTCCTCATAGTTGCGTCTGGTAAACTTCACTTCGATATCGCTCGAATCCAGGTCCAGATCGCCAAGGCGGTTCGCAATGTCACAGGCAATTTCGAGGAACCTCTGCTCCGGCTCCCGGAACATCTGTTCAAAGTCCTGTGCCCTTGTCTCGGCACCCTGCCATCCGTTTTTAAGCACGATGGCCCCGTTGTTAGAGGAATCGGACGAACGCCCGTTGCCCTGTGAAGGGATCCCGGCGATTTCCTTAATCGCATCCAGAACGCTTTCCTTGAGGGTCTGCGTCTGCTGTTGGTCAAGGCTCTCGCTGATGACCTTCAGATCGGCCTTGTTCTCACCGATGGAACGAAGGGCTACCATTCCGGCTTCCCGGATCTGGTTTGCCGTGGTGTCCTCCGGGAATTCACAGTTGACTGCAATCAGCAGGGACTGCACAAACTGTTCAACGGAATCCAGGCGGTTGGACTCCAGCGTGTTGATGGAATCCAGAAGATCAAGGACAACCTCAAACGCACCGATCCTCGCCATGTTCAGCGGGTACTCTATGATGGGGATGTGCCCCAGTGCGTTCGCCTTGACTTCCGCAATTCTTCCACTCTGCCATCCTTCAATGCGGTAATACATTGCATCGGTGTAGCAGTGGAAGGTGTAGTTCTGGTTATCGTCAATGGTGTAGTACACACCCATCAGCGGTGTGTGCCCGATATCGTTGCGGTACACCACAAACGTGTTCCGTGGGTCAGCCGTCCAGACTTCAAACGGAGCCTTGGCTTTCGGCTTTTCGTTCGGCAGGGACATGCGGTAAGCCGTGCCGCAGATCATCATCCACTCAACAAGCTGCTTGTCCTTGGTCGCTTTCCCCGCAACACGCATCATGTCGTTCAGTCGAGCGATCTTTTTGGACACCACATCATCACTAACGGACGAGATATACTGAATCGGTTTGCCTACTGTGTAGCCCACACGGAACGTGACGATGGCGTTGGCTCTGTTCTCACGAACATTGTTGCAGATTTCCGGGCGAACCTCTTTTGTGCGTTCTAGGATGGGCTGTTTGCCCCGGTAATAGTTCCAGAGGTACTCAATCTCTCCCCGGTTGACCATGTGCTTCGGAAAAACATTGTCGAGAACGGTGAGGATGTTCTCCTCCGTGATCGACTCCACGCTTGTGGTGATTTCCCTTCGCCCGGTCAAGGCCCGCTTGGCGTTAACTTTAGATTCACTTGAAGTTGTTGCCATGTGTTCACCCCTAAAAAGAAAAGAGGCTGAGTTGTCTCAAATTAGAAGACAACTTAGCCCCATTTGGCTCTGCCCATAGCCCGTTTGCTATGAGTGCTATATAGCAATAATGTGCTTCTTAAGTGCAAATTTGGCACTTAAAACGTGGAACTTTGCACTTTAGTAAAAGCATCTTATTTTCTCCACGAATTATCGCAAAACTGTAATTGCTGGAGAAATTACGGCTCTTTATACACAAGCCTACGGTTGTTCTCTAGGACAACCCACTTGCCACGCTCTTTGCGGATAATGACTTCCTTCCCCAGGGCGATGGCAGCCTCGGCGGCCTCCAGTGCCTCTCTTGGAATCTTGTTTGCTGTGTTCATATACTCGCTCTCATTTCCTTGCGTGTGCCGTTTAAGACGATGACGGGCGAATCCGTGCAGGGCGGCTTGAATCCACCCGCATCTCCGTACCCGCCGTAATTCAGCTTCGCAGATGTGTTCACGAACAGCTTGGTTCCGTAGGTGATGGAACTGTTCGCCATGCACGGCCTTGCAAACCCTTCCTTCAGAATCGCCGGGAGGTGCGTGTGCCCACAAATATAAATATCAACATCTATGATGTTCGATAGGTCGACCAGCCGCTGAATCTTGCCGCCCTCTTTACGACCACCGCCGGAGCCGTGTGAAACGTACATCGTGTACGCCACAGGTCGGTTGTGGTTCTGCCCGTCCCGGTTTTCGCCGAATCGGACAAACAACAGGGCCGTTGTCGGGGAATATCTTTCCTCGATTCCAAGTTGGGCACACATCAACTGTGTCATGTCAATGCCGTTCGTGCGGTAGTGCCGCATCTCATGGTTTCCGGGAACTACGCAGAGAATCTTGTCCGCAATGGGCTTGAACATATCCACACAGACTTTCAGTTCCTCCATCGGCGTAAGTGTCGCACCATAGGTGTCGCCCACGCTCGATGCGATGGCACAGTCCATCAGGTCGCCGTTCAGCACACAGTAAGTGTTGCTGCTTGTGCGGATTCTCTCAATGTCTGTGAGAATCTTCTCATGGTCGCTGTTTGGGTCTGCCCAGTGATAATCAGCTATCGGAACAATCTCAATCTCTGTTAAGTTTTTTGACAGGTCGATTTTAATTGCTTTCATTCAAATTGCCGTTCAGACACTGCCCCACCCCTGCTATGTGTCTGACTCATCCCTCTCACGCTATGTGAGACTATTTTGGTTGCGGGTGTAGGAGTCGCACCTACGGAGTCTGGCTTATGAGGCCGGATTGAATACTCATTCTACCCGCCATAATGCCCGGTTTAGGCAGCCACGCCATGCCGGGGCTTATGTGTGCCGATGCCGGATCATCGACTACACTCTTCTTGTTAGGCACTCACAGGCTGAAAGGAAGAAAGAACCTGTGGTCAGTCTTTAGGCGGCTGTTACAGCAGTACCGCCAAGGTCGGCAAGCAGTTTTCCCGCTATGTCCCCCTCTTTACCAGAACATTTTAACATACCAGATGTTGTGGTCAACATGCAAAATGCCGAATAGCGGTACTATTGGTAGTTAAAAAGGCCGTCTTACGATGGTTGCGATGTTCGCTCGGTCACTCATCTGCCAGTCCACGAACATTGCGATGCAGTCCGGGAAGTCATCGTGCTTGTTTTTGCCCATCATGGAATACCCGGTCAATTGTGCCATTGCCTCCCGGTACTCCCGGTCTTGTGCGTATAGGGATTCGTCTTTAAACAAAACATGTTCCTTCACAAGGGCACTGTTCGTCTGGATCCTGGTTTCCTTGTTCGACTGAGTCCACTTTGTCTGGATGCTGGTCATACCGCCCAGTTCCTTTACCCGCTTTTCCACGTTCTGTGCGAAGATGGTGCCGCCTCGGTTGGACTCAATCCGGCACATTCTGACCTTCCGATCCACCAGAATTTTAGCCACCCGTTCCTGTACCACTTCGACCTTGCCGTTGTCGAAGACAAGCGTGTCCAGGTAAAAGTCGTTGCCATACTGATAAAACACAGGGCACACGCAGTAGTCCGACCCCTGCTCTTTCGTGTCACAGATTGCAAGTATAGCGTCCGGCTCTTTATCCGGCAGTTCAAAGTACCGCCGCAGTTCACTGCTTTCGTACAAAACACCCTCACGCTCAATCGGCTCGTTCATATACAAAGCCCTAAAACTTGGTTCGTCCATGATCTCTCGTTGCTTGTGGAGCATCTCCGTGGTATAGCCAAGCCCGTGCGGGTAATCGAAGTTTGATTCGTCATTCTCGTTGAGTGCGGGGAAACGGATGAACTTCGCCATAGGGTCGTTCTCATATTCCCGTTCCAACCGCCCAATGATATCATGTACACTCCACCGGGTGGCGATGTGCAGTTCTCTGCATCGGTTGCCAATTTTGCGTTGTCGGAGGTCGGCGTAGTACTGCTGCCACAGTTTGTCCAGTCGGTCAATGCTCATAGCGGTTTCGATGCCGTCCACAAGGTCATCGCAGTAAAGTACGTTCATGGCACGGACTTTACCAGCGTTCTGTGCGCCGATAGATGTGAACTCTATCGTCTTGAATCTCATGTCATCGTGCTTGTCATACCCGATGCCGATCATCTTGTCCAGTGCGTTAGTGGATATGACCGACAGGCCGGGGAAGACATCGCCCCACTTGTACTCACCCTGTGGATCCATAATCCGCAGCATCTCACCGTACACGCCGCCAAGGAACGCATTGTTGTGGGAGCCGATCAGAGACGGAAGGAACGGATTTCGCCCTGCCGTCCATGCGATGAAGAACTCCGCAAGCGTGGTCTTTCCAACGCCTGGAGGTTCGCTTATTCCAAGCAGTTCAATTTTCCCGTTCTCCAAGTCTTGCAGTGCCTCCGAACACGGGAGCAGTTGCTTTCGCCTCGGAAGGTAGAACTGCTTGTCAAGAGGTCTTTCCTTCTCTATATATATGCAGAAGGAATCAAAGAAATGCGGTGCGTCAAACAAGTGCGTAATGTAATAGAACTCAAGCATATTCTCCACATCCACGCCGTCTCTGACCATGCGGTTTGCCGCCTGTCGAATCCGCTTGTTGTAATCGTGTGCGATTGCGAAATTGTCCGGGTCGTACACGATGGACTCATGGCCCCGCTTGCCGCCGGAATCAACCGTCACCGCATCCTTCGTCTCAAGTTCCCTGCAAAGTTCAAACGCATCCCGCAGTGCGTATGGGTCATCCCGGTCTATCAGGCTCTGTATCAGTTTCAGTGTACTCGTCCTCGTCTTCCTCCTCTCCGTTTAGAATTTCCAGGATTGTGTCCTTGTTATCCTCAATGTACTCAAGCAGCGAGTCGTTCCTC